GCAAAAGATAATGCATTACAACGAATAGATTCTCATGAGAAGTTATGCAGGATTATGCAAAAACAAACTCATGATAAAATTCTTAAATTAGAACGTCAAATTAATAGGGTAGAAAGTATCTTATTAGTATCTGTTGGTGCGTTGATATCTGGTATGGCTTATGTTATATTTGCTTTAATATTAAACACCCCACAATAAAAAAATTTTCTATGCAACTATCAAAACATTTTAAACTAGAAGAAATGACTAAATCAATGACTGCTACACGAAAAGGCATTGATAATTCACCAGGAGCAGGTGATATTAAAAACTTGGAGAACGTATGTTATGAAATATTGGAACCAGTTCGTGCGAAGTTTGATAAACCCATTACTATTACCTCTGGCTACCGCTCAGAGGCGCTGTGTGAAGCGATCGGCAGCAAAAAAACGTCGCAACATGCTAAAGGCCAGGCGGTTGACTTTGAAATAGGTGGCGTACCTAACATTCAAGTAGCTTATTGGATTCAAAATAACTGTGACTTCGATCAATTAATACTTGAGTTTTATAATCCAGATGATCCAGCAGGCGGCTGGGTTCACGTCTCGTACAATGAAAAAGGTGCGAACAGAAAACAAGTTTTGACTTACGATGGTAAATCTTACGAAAACGGGCTGCCG